TGCATTGTTTCAGGTTTGAACCCTAGAAATTTCTTAGCCATATTATTATTTCCCTATTTGCATCCACAGTGATGCTGCAATGAATGTTATTACTGCTACGGTTGACATCTTTACAATAGTAGACCACACACCTCTGCGTGTATCACGCCACGTTTCCAGTAAGTTACGCATCTCAATTATATCTTTACGAGCATCATCATCATGTAGTCCAACTTCACGCAATGCTGCTGTAGCACCACGCTTGGCTGCACGATCTAGCATATCTTCTAGTTCTTCTGGTGTGATGCTAGACATAGCCAGACATATCCTCGTTTGTTACCGTTATTCTTTTTTGAGTCTCGTTATCATAGTAATTATCTACTAATAACCATCTAGCATAAGATATTCTCATTTCTCTTACTTTACTAGCAACATCAGATTCTGCTACTTCTGTAAAATTAGAACCATCACATAGTGAGTAAACATTATATATGCTACTAGAATTATCTAATGCGTTTATTTGTGCATCGGTTAAAGGCTCTCCTGAGTTATAACCAATTACATCTCCAGAGTATATGGATATTGTTCTAGGGTTTATCATAGGTTTAACAACACACCAGTCAGTAGGGTTATTGTCTAGTCTTATTTTCATAGCCGTTACTGCAGCTTCAACATTTTCTACTGATGTATATAGTCTTGCAGCGTAATTATATCTACTCATTATGTACTTCCATAAATTGTACCACTATTACTTAATGTTCTTGATATTCCTGTAATTGCTGCTCCTCCTGCTGCGCCATTTAGAACTGAACCGTTACCTCCCGAAGCGCCCCAGCCACCGCCACCAGCAGCTAAGTCAGAGTATGATTGACCCACAGGGTTAGGACCATGACCTACATTACCAGCAGAACCCCCTTCACACAATTCAAAACCTCCTGAAAGATTAGATCCTGATGCATAAAAGCCTCCGTTTTTACCACCTACACCTGGCAAGATACGGCCTCCACCGCCGCCACCATTTCCAAAGCCCCCTCCAGCACCGCCAGCACCGCCTCCTGCGCCTACGCCATAAGCATTATTATATATAGAAGTACCGTTACCGCCTGTAGCATTTAGCTGACCACCAGCACCACCTAACCAAGCATCATTTCTAGCGTTACCGCCTTGGCCTCCACCAGCACCACCGCCTCCACCAGCGTTTGAATCGGTAGGATCGCCACCATCATATCTAGCGCCACCTCCACCGCCACCGCCAGCAATGTAAGCACCAGAGCTATTGGTTATGGTAACTCCAGACGCTGTTACACTGATAGCTGGTCCACCTGTTTCCGCCTGAAAGTTACCACCTGAAGTGGGTAATCTGTAAGCACCTCTACCACCTTTACCAATAATTTTACCATCGTTTATAACAGTACATGATATGTCTATTGTCAAGGCTGCTACTGTTCTACTATCTGACCAGACCCACATATTAGAGGGTATTCTTAACGTGCCACCAGATGAAATGTAACTAGATGCAGTAATTTGTTTTAGTTGGACTTGTCCGTTAATCTGACTACCACCAGTAGGTAAGCTTGTCTCAGAAGATTTACCATAGTACTGTTGTATGCTTTGACCTGCACCATCTCCTACATCTATTAATGCACGAATGTCAGGATCGTTTAAAGAACAAGTAGTACCACTAGTACCGCCTACCTCTATGTGTAGATCATTTAAACTTATAGCGCCGCTACTCTGTAGAGCCATTACTCACACTCACACTTTTTACACTTACACTGTTCTAGTTCTGTTTTTATTTCTTTTATGGCTTCAATTAGTACGCCTACTATGTTACCATAGGCTACAGATAAATACTCACCATCCTGTACAACCTCTGGCATAACTTGCTGCATCTCTTGAGCTATGACACCTGTGCCACGTTCACCATCTTTGTCATACATGACACCACGCATCGCTGCTACTTTGTCCAGCGCACCTTCTATGGTTTTTACGTTTTCTTTTAGTCTTTCATCAGAGAAAGCTGTGACGTTACCTGTAGCAACAAAGTTACCTGATAGGTTGTTACCATTATTAGATAAGTTACCTAGTCCTACCTCTGCAGGAGTATCAACAGTACAAGTGATAACACCAGTACCACTGTTGTAAGATATACCAGTACCTGCAGATAATGCTGCTCTTGCGCCAGTACTCACACCACTTCCTGTTAGGTTACCTGCTACACTCAGGTTACCTGCTATTGCAGCGTTTTCATCTACAGTAAGTGTATCTGTTTTTACTGTACCATCAAAGAAAGCATCTTTGTATTGTAGTGCTGTTGTACCTAAATCTATAGCGTTGGTAGTTTTTGGTCTAAGTGTTGCTGCTGTACAAACTACATCCTGAGATGGTCCTATCTTTTCAATAGCAGCACCTTCTGCTGCAGTACCATCATGGGTGTGACCAGTACTAGCATTGAATGCTGACTGTATCTGATTGTACTCATCATTGAAATCATCAGCGTCAATAACACTACCTGTAGCGATGTTAGCTGCTGCTTGTCTTGTATAACCTGCCATTGTTACTGCCTATCATGTTGTCTATACTCAAGCACTGCTGTGTCAAGAGTAAAGGTTGGATTTGTTGAGTTATCTGTAATACGCATTGCTACTGTTTTAAATGATCCTACTAAGTTTTGTTTATATATTTTATCTAACACACCACCATAGGTAACACCTGAACCGCCATACACAGAAGTAGATGCGCCAAACAAACTAATACCACCACCTGCTGCTGCTGAAGAGACTGTTATAGCTGGAGGTTGTATAACGCTTGGATCATTACCTGCATCAAAGTCTATCTTAAAGTTTACGTCTACATTCATAGTTCCTGTAGGGTTTGCATACAGGGTTAGCTTGTACATAGTCTTACGTATCTGAGGATCTGTAATAGGCATAAATGGTGATTCATATATTGACTCTATTGGACTGCCATCAAAAGAGTTACCAGAGTCCATCCTATAACAGAAGCCATCATCATTACCAAACATAATAGTTTCTGTTGCACCTGAATACGTACTGTCTGCTACGTTTACCTTTAGTCCTTTTGTAGTTGACCAAGCTATACCGCTACCACCTTGAGCAATAAACTTAGTTGCTATCAACCCTGATGCACTAGCTGCTTGTACACTAGGTATATATGCAAACAACCTATACTGAGATTTACCTCTAACTAGTACAGAGCAAAATACATCTGTCTGCGATATAAACTCGTTTGCATCTTTATATATAGGATCAGAAGCAATATCAAGAGCCAAGTCACCAATACGATCAGTAGCACTTAATAAACGTATACCATCAGGGGATAGGTATGCTACGTCACCACCAAACTCCTGTATGCTGTCTGGGTTAATACAACCTATTTTATCTGTTATAGGTTCTAATTTAAAGTCAGATGAAGTACTACCTACAAGTTTTTTAATTGTGTCTGTTGTAAATATAATAAGCTGTTCACGAAAGCCTATCATACCTGTGACATCAAATCCAACGTTTATTGTACCAGCGCCATTACCTGTAGCAAAATCATCTACTGTGTTAGGTGCTGTAAAAAATATCTTACTTCCTTTAGAGTAGAAAGCGTGGTTCTTAAATACTACAACATTTTCTGCACCTTGTACGTCTGTGCTGTTTGATGATGATAGTTGTGCGGTAGTACTTCCACTAGCGTTAAATATAATAGGATAACTTTTACTATCAACAAATATAGTTTTATCTTCTTGAGTGAAGTTAAAAGAAGCGTATCTTGCCTTTAACGTATTTGTAGAAGAGCTTGTACCTACATGCGCCCAAGTAGTGCCTGTTCCGTGATAGTATGCTGTCTTGTTTAAATCGCTTGAAGAAAGTGTGCCGTATGCTGAAACTGCAGCAGAGTCTACTTTTCTTGCTACTACAACCCTACCAGTAGAGACTACCTTCATAGCCAATACTTCTCCAGTTCCAGGCACTGCTATATTACTAAACTTGCTATAACCTTTTAGCTTACTATAACCACCTTCTCTATCAGACTCAAAGTTCTGTAAGATAGTAGCTGAACCTACAGCGTTAATACCCTGTTGTAATGGAGTAAGGTTGGAGATCAACCCACCTTTGAACTCCATAGGGAATGTAGTCCATTGTGTTGGCATTAGAAACTAACTCTTCTGTCTCTTAGGTAAGGTGTTCTATTTATATTTATTACACGTAAGTCTTTTATTTGTTTTTCAAACTTTTCTAAAGCTACACTTGCAGCCTGTGTGTCACCTCTAAACTGATA